AGCACCGCCGTTAGCTCCACCGTTTGTGCCAGTATTTGATGCCCCACCACCACCACCGCCTGTATTTGCACCGCCGTTGTTTCCTCCAGAACCTGCCCCACCACCGGAACCGCCAGAAGAGGCGCTGGCGTTATTTCCTCCGGCACCGCCGCCAGCATAGTAGGTTGATGTGCCACTAATTGAAGATGCTTTACCAGCACCGCCGGGGTTGGCTCCTCCAGTGGCTCCTCCAGAACCTACAGCACCAGCGCCGCCGCCGCCGCCGCCGGGATAACCGGGCGCTGTTGNAGCGCCACTTGCCCCTGCAAAACCTTGCCCGGATGTTCCAGCGCCTCCAGCGCCGACATTGTAATATCCACCACCGCCAGAACCGCCAGAACCGCCAATTTTGTTGTTGACAGATCCACCACCACCACCGCCAACAGAAGTTGTGGTACTAAACACCGAGTCGTTTCCGTTTGATGCGGTCCCGCCAGTGTTTGCTACACCTCCAGCGCCGACTGTTACTGTGTGTGAAGAATTCGAGCTAACAGTAAGAGAAGATTCTAAGAAACCCCCACCGCCTCCACCTCCAGCGTTTTGATTATATCCACCGCCTCCACCTCCTGCAACAACAAGGTAATCAACAGAATATGGCGCGGCTTGCTCTCCAACAGCAACCCATTGAGTGCCGTCATAAGCTTCAACCACATTATTATCTGTGTTTTGGCGAACCATTCCCTCAACAGGCGAAGAGGGCCGCTGGGCTGTGGTTCCTGATGGCAAGTCGATAGCATCTGTATTACTGCCAGTGCCTAAAGAGTCTGATTGCATTTTAGATATAGGCATCTAATTACTCCATTCTTCTGTAGGAGCATCGGGCCAAGTTGGACTGGCTGGGTTTGTCTTGCGAATAGTGCGGATGGCTGTGCGATAAGTGTTAAAGGCTGCAACACAGTCAGCGGTAAGGCCGCTGTCTGGTATCTGCGTCCAATCCGTTTGTTGCAAAATTAAAGCCGCAGTACCTATTACATCTAAAGTCATTGCTGGCGGTATGTGTAATTCAATATTTCTGTAATTTGTCATAATTTTATCCTAGAAAATAACCAAAAAATCTACACTCGTTTGCGCCATTATAATAAGTGGATGTAGTCTGAACAAAAGGAATATTGAAAGAGTCACCAACATCACAATCTACGATGGCATCAACATCTAAATGCGAGTAAGAAGTTACACTGGAATTATTTATGGGTTGATAATAGCTATAACCGTGGTCTGTCACAGCACCACCACCCACGGGCGTTTTTCGGATTATAGGATAACAAGCACCGTTAGTGCCAGTAGCAGCAACAATTCCTAGCTGAATGTGAAAATGCCACCTTCCAGCGACAGGAACAATATATCTGTTGTTGGCTAAATCTACCCCACTTCTTGTGTCGATTACGGTAAGCGCAAAAACTACTGGGCTGGTGTTGATGTATGCGCCATTATTGCCTTTTATAAAAAAACAAGGGTTTTGAGTAATTTTTACAACACCATCACTATCAATCGTCATAGCCGTGTTAGTGCCAGTAGCTTCTTTAATTGTGCCTACATTCAAACCGCCTGTTGCTGTAGTGATGCCACCGCTATCAATAGTCAGTGCCGTTGCATTATTACCAGCATCTTTGATTGTGCCTACATTAACACTACTACTAAACGTGCCTGTTGTAGCTGTTAATGCACCACTAAACGTGCCTGTTGTAGCAGCAATCGGCTGACCAGAAGGATGCTCTAGTCGTGTTGTTGGCTCTGCCAGACCTCGGTAGACAACGTATACATTGTTTGTACCAGCGTCAGGCGCTGCATCGAATGTTAATGTAGTCCCTGTGGCAGTGTAAGACTTCCCAGCACCCGGCTGTTGAGCCACGTTATTCACAAACACGTTCAGGTCTTCAGCCACATTAACCGGACGGTTTAGTGTGAAGACCGTAGCAGACCCGTTCCCACTAAAATACTGGCTAGTAGGGGTTGCTAGTTTCTGTGATGGTGGCGGTCCTAAATATGCCATCTGTTCCTCCTACGCAGTATAAGTGCCTGAACTTGTGTACGTTAATATTGTGTCCGATCCGTTAGTTGATACCGAAGGCGAACCAGTGGTTGTGCCAGAGTAACTAGAAGTAGGCATTCGCAGGATTACTACACCAGAGCCACCAGAGCCACCAGAGCCAGAAGGAGCGCCGCCACCACCACCTCCAGTGTTTGCTGTGCCACTTGATGCTGCGGCACTTGAGGATACTCGTCCCCCACTGCCGCCGCCACCTGATCCGCCGGAGCCTCCACTGTAGTAACCACCGCCACCACCGCCACCTGCTCTCGCAACAGAAGAGCCTGTGATCGATGAGGAGAGTCCCGCACCACCTGCTCTTCCTTGGTCATTAGAGCTATGATTTGTACCGTTTGCGGAGGCTCCACCTCCTCCAGAGGCTCCTCCATCAGCAGTTGTATCACCACCGTCAAAACCTTGACCAGTAGTTCCATCGCCTCCCACTGGATCACTAGCAGAGCCTGTGCCAGCGCCACCACCTGATCCACCGTCCCCGCCGGGGGTCTGGCTGTTGGCACCATATCCGCCACCAAGGGAAGTAATTGTTGTTATTCCTGATCCTGATATAGAAGAGTTTTGTCCCGCTGTAGCTGATGTGCTACTAGAAGAGGTGCCTGCGCCACCCGCACCAACTGTAATTGTGTAAGTGGAACCGATGGAGATTCTCAGAGGTGTTTCAGTTGAGCCATTTCTACCGGACGTTTCAGAGGCGTAGGAGTTTCGATAACCTCCTGCACCTCCTCCTCCTCCATAGCTATAACCACCACCGCCACCGCCACCTACAACTAGGTAACTCGCAGTATAGATGACAGATTGATCTCCTACTCCGACCCAGTTATTGCCGTCATAGGTTTCAACAGCGCTACTGGTTGTATTCTGCCGAATCATTCCCTCGACAGGCGAAGAGGGCCTCTGTGCAGTTGTACCGGACGGCAAATCAATAGCATCTGTATTACTGCCAGTACCAAGCTTGGGTGTTGTTATGGCATCAGAAGATATCTGATTAGTGCCAATAGTGCTAAGTGCCATTAGGTAATCTCCAGCACACTCAAAACTGCATCACAACAGTTAGCCTGTGATCCATAAACTTTTAATACATCAGTGGCGTTCATAACAATTTTCTGAGGACCTCCGACTGCCACCAGAGATGACCCAACAGGCACAATTGCATCTTTGACTATATGTCTTAAATTAGTTGTCCCCGACACACCGCCATCGTGAAACTCAACCGTAACAGTTATGGAAACGGATAAGATATTAGCAATATTAAGACCAATGATTGTAGTTTCTGTATCGGCGGGGCAAGTGTACAGGGTAGCTTTGCCTGATGACGTATCAATGTTTTGCGCCGTGAATGTTTTAAATGCGTTTGCCATTTTCCTATCCTAACGCTATTGCAAAAGCCAGCGAGTTATCTGTGAAGTTAACAGGACTGCCAGTTGCATCGTTAAAGATCATCTTTTCTGCTGGCAATGTACAGAAGACTGTTCTAGTGCCAGATGACCAACTAACAGCATTATCTGAGTTACTGGACTGCAATATAGTAGTACGAGCAAGAGTCGTCCCAGATAAAGTAAAAGTCCCAATCCCTGTTTCAAAATCAGTGCCATCAGTGCAGGTGTAATAGGTTGTGTTACCATCACCCACTTGACTAAAAGGCTCAAAACCAGTCAAAGCACCAGCTAACGTATATGTGCCAGTGCCTGTGGTTGTGGTTGTCTCTTTGACACGATCTTTAAGTACAAGGGTCATTACTTCAACTCGATTGACAAGTTCCCTGCGTTAATACGGAATATATCGCCAACTGCTATTGTCTTACTTGCGTCCAATGTACCAACAAACAGAATGTTTGAGCCATCAAAGGTCAACAGTACATTGTCTGAAATTGACACAGCAGTATCCAGAGCAATACTGGTCTGGCTATTTACTGTGGCTACCCGCACAACACCGCTGATGCCAGTTCCTGTAACAACATCGCCTACAGCAATTGTTCCGTTGTTCGCATCAACCGTCACATTGACTGATGAGCTAACTGCGCCATTGACAGTTGCCGTAGCAATGTTCTTGTCTGCGATAAAAGCTGTAGTAACCGTGTAAGTAGAGGCGGTTCCAGCGGCGGCGGCGTACTCAACATTGTTGTCGTTAATCACTCGTTGAGTATCACAAACAACAACGTCTGCTGCGCTGTGCGCGGCGGCAGTTGTGCTAGATGTTCCTCGTGTACCACCTGTAAGAGTGTTTGTGCCGTCAAAGTTTAGCGCCACATTATCACTAATGGAAACTGCCGAACTCAAAACAATGTTGTTTTGGTTTGTGACAGTAGCCACTCTGACTGTGCCAGATATACCTGTGCCAGTAACAACCATACCTACGGTAATAGTGCCGCTGTTTCCGTCAACCGTTACGTTAGTTGATGAACTAACTGCGCCGTTTGTGTTTGCGGTAGCTGTGCCATCTTTACCAGTGAAGGTGATGATTTCATCATTAATAACAACAGCGCCAGATGACGGGAACGCTTCTGCGTCTGTCAATATAACTTCTGTTGCGCTGTTTGTCAGAGCAACCGCTACGGTTGTTGTTGACTGTTTCCAGTTTGCTGCGGTGACTTGCTGCCTTGTATAGTTGGCATCGTCTGTGTCTACCTGTACTTCTGTAACATTTCCGGCCTCCGCGTTTGACACGGCAGTTGCTAGGCCAACATAAATATCGTTATTTGGCGTAGCAAAAGAGAGTGAATTGTTCTTAAATATGAAGTCAAGAACCCTTCTCTCTAGGTAGTTGGTCGCTGCGTTTGATGTTGCCATCGTTCTTACTCCTGTTTAAGTGCGTGGCCTATCAGGTAGACCTTTCCTGTAGGCATCACTATTCTCTCTAGCTTCAGCCAAATCCTTCAAGCGTTGTATTTCCTGCATGAACCTTTGCTCATACAGTTGCATCATATCCTGTTCACCCTTCATATAAGTATACGCTTCTACAAGTGAACCGTAAAGAAGGGCATTGGGGGCGTTGGTACTGAGCCAAGTGTTGCCTGTACCTGCACCAGCCGTGATGCTGGCTGGTCTATAATAATAATGAAGCTCTACCGTATACGCCTGATCTGGTGTAGGACCTACAATAAAGTTATCTACGTCGAAAACACCATAATATTTCGGTACGGCATTACTGCCATAGTCAATTGAGTAACGCTGAATAAAGTTTACATCCTTAATATCCAAGAACTCTTTATAGTTGGCTGTTGTAACCTGAAAGGAAAAAGGTGCTAAATAATCGTTAGGGACATTTAAGTAGGGGTCGCTGGCTGTTAACTGTGAGGTAGCATTTTTCCTAAATAGTTCTAAGTCAACCAGTGTAAAAATACGATCTTCCGCGCCACGAATAAACACAGGGAGATTGTTTACAAAAGAGGTTTCCTCGTTCTCTGTAAAATCTTTAACTGCGTTCTGTAGCTCTGTGTATGTAAACGACATTTCACCTGCTCACTATACTATTGTTATATTGCCGACCATACTACTATGGTTAGTGCACTGATACACTAAAGAGGTATCGCTTGGTTCATGCGGAACTATAAACTGTGTTAACCCGGTTGTAGAATTGTAGTTATCTGTCACCCCTGTTGTAAAAGCAGAGCCGCCATTGGATGTTCTGATCTGCAAAGGATGGCTACTCACATTAGCTGAGTTGTCAATTAAGTATGTATGCCCCTTGTAGAAGGTAAAGTTAGGGTTATCTCCTGAAGTTGCCCCGGGACCAGTAAATGTATACGCAGAAGAACCGTTCACACCAGTGGTGTATTTGGTTATAGGACCGCTTGCTTCATCATTTAACCGTACCCAAGCTCCGCCGTGTGCGAAATACATCGCTCCGAGCGCATGAACATGAGCAATCGCTCCATGATATGTTGATGCACTGGGTAGGTCACTAAAAGCCGCATAGTAGAAAACGATCTTATTCGCGCCTTGACTAACATCAAGAACACCGTTTGTATCAATAATATCCGTAAGCGTGGTTCCATTACCTAACGCACTGTAGATCTCATCGAAGTTATCGTTTATCTTGTCCGCGCCTGCGCGAAGGGTATCACCCGTTCCATCATTAGCTGATGTTCCAATTCCTACTGCTTGTTTTGCCATTTAAGCCTCGTCAAAAGTCTCGCTTGCCGAATCGAATGTAACACTTATCGAATCAAACGTCGATGATGTTGTTGCCACACCAGCGGCAGCGGTTGCAACTCCGCCCCCGCCTCTTGTGCCGCCAATGGTTGCTGTTTCGCCAATAACTGTAATTGTATACGAATTGGCATCAACAACGGTGATTGTGTACCCCGCAGCTTTGTTCAAGACGGTTGTGGAAAAACCGTCAAATGCTTGTGTTTTACGGAAAATAACAACATTAGCTGTGCTGCGTCCATGAGATGGTTCAAACACAGTAATCACAGAAGAACCCGCACTCCCTGACTGAAAGGGGTTCATCACTAAAAGAACCTGACCAGCTACCTCGGTGGCTGTGTCCGGTCTAGGTTGTAAAAGAGCCTGTGGGTCCGGCCCTATTCTGCGTGGGTTTAGTTGTGGGTGTTTCTCTTCATACTCATCTGGTCCAACTTTAAGACCATTCCACTCAACCAACATCTCCGCAAGACGATACCGAAACCCGGAACGATCCGAAAGACCCCAAGCCCTTTTACCAGATGCATGTCTTGCCATTAATTAACCCGAAGATATTGAATACTTGGCTGAAGCTTCAGCGGCACCCTGTCCTCGTCCTCATCTGCTGCACGTTGGAATTCTTCCTCATACACAGCTTTTAAAAGTTGAATTCTATCCGGGGCTTTCTTCATCGCGACGTAATAAGCTAGACCCGCAACCATACAGGGATAGAACCGAAACGGTGCATCTGCCGTATTAACTAGAGTGTCTGCGTCATCCATCCGCTGCACAAAATAGTAAATTAAAGTATCTGTGGAATTGTCCGGGGTAGGCCACAGCGTCACCTGCGGCAGCGTTTGACGATTATAAAAATACTGACTCGGACGGCCTTCTGTTGTTTTTGCAGGGAGCGTTAAGTAATCACCCCTAGACATCCGCGATAGCTCAAAGTCTGTGCCACTGCGACGTATTACTACTTCCAACAAGTCCGTATAGTCTGATGTAAAGGTGTATGTAGCTGTGCCTGATGTCAAAGCCTGTGTGCCCTGCTTAACTGTCCACAAGTTTAAACCCCTGTTAGCCCAGTCAGCAAACATTAAGTTAAGAGACCGCCTTGCTGTTTTAAAGTCATAACCAGTACGAGCCTCTAACCCACACCGCTCATACGCCTCTTCAATAATTTCAGCGACGTTTAGCTCGAAGTTTCTGGATCCTGAAAGAGCCATTATTTTTTCCTTCTTAAAGATTTTACTCTGCGTGGCTTACCCGCTGGCTGTCCTAGTCTTTTCTTTTGTGATATTCTACTACGTTTTTCTGCCGCTGTCATTTCTTTGGATGTTTTAGGGGTCTTAGAAGACACACGCTTAGAGGGGCGGCAATATGGAGTACCCCGTTTTTCACCCTTGCCACGCCCACACGCTTTGCCCGTGCGAACATCTTTCCATTCTTCTTTGAACCACCGCTTGAGAGCCGCTCCCTTTTTAGTCTTTCGTACTGCCATATCTCATCCATACTTACTGAATAACTGCAAACAAATAAACGAACAAACCGATAGAAATAACTATGATAGTAGCAACAAGAACAATTTGCTTCATCATTTCTTCAAATTCTCTGGACGCTTGTAGCTTTCGCCTACGCTCTGCCGCAGCAGCCTCTTTTGCCTCTTGTATCCTTTTTTGTCTTTCTTCTAAAATATTCTTCCATGTGTTCGGGCCAAAACGCATATTCACCATAGTAGCTACTTCTTGTAGCTTTTCTGCTGCTAACTTAGCATCGATCATCTCACGAGCAACGGACTCTACACCAAACTGATCTGTCAGCCCAACGCCAGACTTTTTATTCCTAGCCTCGTTTACCTGCTTTTGACCTGTAAACAAAGCATCTATCTGACCTGCAATGTCTCCTATATCATTAGCTGTGCCAATGGCACTTTTAATACCGTCAACGGCGCTCTTAACTAAAGCTATTCCAGCCAAGGCCGTTGATATTGGTTCCATAACTATCTCTCTGATTAATCACGGTCGTAGAATTACAGGGCCGCTATCAATATATCTTGGTTGTTCGGTATTTAAATGTTCCCCCTTTTGCTTTTTTCTTGCTGTTTCCCCAATTGGCTGCGCCGACTTTACGACATTTGGCGATTGCCCCGCTTGCATACGCTGACGGGAAGACTTTATAACGGCGCTTAACCTTGCTGTAACATGCATCTTTAGCCATTCCTTTTTTTCCTTCTCGCACGTTTAGTTACTTTTCTTCTGTCACTTAAAACAGCGCCGCACCCCCTAGCAACTCTGGAATTACTGGATGGTCTTTTTCGTCTTTGCGGTGGCTTTGATATTTGCTTCGCCATTGATCCACGCGAGATTGCCATTTTTCTTCTCCAAGAAATCAT